GTTACCCCAATTTTCATCTTGAGATTTCATTACTTCCCTGGACTCTCCAAGACCCATGCGCTGACCTGCCATAATCATATCCTCTGTAGAAGGAGATCTATGATCGGGTCGCAACATAGCTTTGCTGTTCATCATGTTGGCAAGTTGGCGAGCCGATGCATCATCACCGCTCTCATAGTCTACGTCGTATCTCTGAACCATCTCGTCGCCATTGGGGAAGTCAGGATGATTAGACCAGGTCTTCTTAAGGCCACGCTTCTTGTTCTCTTCAGCGATCTCCGCTGGAGTCCACTTCTTTACAGGTTGCTTTCTCTTAAGTTTAGGATCAGTCTGAACTCCAGCTTGAGTTCTAGTGTTATATGTCTTAGCATTAACGTTGGGTCCGACACCGCTTTGCTCAGAGGTATTGTTCAGCTTACGTCTAATATTATCAGTTACACTGTACTGACCAGCACCCCTAGGTCCATAGTCTGATTTCTTAGCATTGGTGCCAATCTCACCAACTAGATGATTAGGCACACTCGGTAGAGTAGCTGCTCCAGCAGTATTAGGTATACTTGGACGAGGTGCGGGAGAAATTAACGGTGCAGGACCTGCTGATCGCTTGCCCTGATCCTGCTTCATCTTTCTCTTTGCTGCTTGATGAGCAAAATCACGCGCAACATTTTCTGGACTACGCATCTTGCTCAGACCAGTAAGACCCGACAAGGACTTAATGAGTTCATCAGCAAGATCATTTGCCTTATCCTTAGGCAGGAAGAAATATCTATTTGAAGATGTACTCTTCATAAGATCCTCTACGAGCCCGCGTTCTACAAACCCGTCACATATTCCATTCACAGTGACAATAGGGGTCTCTGGTGGAATTGAGACAATAAGGTTATTATCGTCTACCTGCTTAATCTTGATCTGGCTCATACTCTATCTCCTCTTCTTCGTATATATCATCTGACTTCTTTAATTTAGGCGGCGGCTTCTTAGCATCTGCCAACTTATGCTTATGCTTCTCATCTGCAAGCTGAGTCTTCTGCTTCATCTGTTGCTTTAACTGAACTTCCATCATCTTAAGTTTAAGAGCTTGTTCTTTCTTCTTAAAGTCAAGTTCCATCTCAGTCTGCTTCTTATGTAGCTCAAGTTTTAACTTACGTTCCTCAAGATCCATATCTGCCATCTTCTTCTGTACTTCTTTTTCAGAACCATCAGGAGATTGAGCCTTGGCGTTATCAAATTCTAGATCCATCATGCGCTTCTGGTGTTCCTTGTCGGAACCATCTGGCGATGCACCCTTGGCATTCTCATACTCTAGATCAAGCATTCTCTTCTTGTGTTCTTTCTCTGTCTCAGGATCTGGAGTCTGCATCTTGGCATGCTCGAACTCTAAGTCCTTCATTCGCTTAGTGTGCTCATGCTCAACATCACCCTGACGCTCTTGATGTTTAGAATCAATCTCAGCTTGGCGCTTCTTCGTCTCAAGTTCAACTTCATTCTGTGACTTAGCATTTTCAACGTCAACCTGCGACATATCCTGTGTAGCAGTAGCTTTAGCTTCTGCTGTAAGATCTGGTGGCATAGAGTGACGACCATGAACGATATACTCAATCTCAGGAGCACTATAGCCCTCAGCCTCTAATGCTTCTTTTAACTTGTCATCTTCATCCGACCCATCTTCATTTCCGGAATCCTCGTCATCTTCCGATTCTTGCTCGGATGACGGATCTGAATCATCCTCGTTCATTTCAACGGGCTGCTCGTCAGGAGATTCCTCTTCTAATTCTTCACCTTCAGGTTGGGCAGGATCAATTTCCGGGGAAGATCCAGAATCACCTTCTTCGTCTGGCGCTTCTTCTTGACCTTCTTCTGGTTGTTGAGCAGCCTCGGGGTCCATCTGTTCTTGTCCGGGCTGTGGCTCATCGAAGCCACCTTCTTCTTTAATGTCCATAATAGCATCTTCGTTATTAAGTCTAGCTTTAATTAAAGCCCAGCGCTCCTTAAGAGACTTGACCTTTTTTCTAGGGTCTTTCTTAAGTGGTTCCTTACCTGGAACTGGTTCTTGCTTTCCGTCTGCTGTGACTTCAATAATCTTATCCACGCTATCTCCTTATATGTAGTCTACCAAGAAGCGTTTTTGGTAGTAACCTTTCATGGCATCTTTCTGTTGAGCAATGATCTTCTCAAGATCTGCCAAACGATTCTGCAAGAATGCAGGTCCTAAAGTACCAACACTCTGACTAGTACCGTCAATACCGATGCTCACAGAGTTATGCGGAAACAAAATAGGTCCCATAACTGACAAAAGCTTAAAAGCCGCTAAATTCTCAATAAGTCCCACTATCATAGCAGGAACCTTATTCAACTCAAAACCAGAGTTATATGTAATGCGCACAGCTCCAGGCCAAGCGTTCAACATCTGACTGTTGAAGGCATGAAAGCCCAAACCAGAATAGATGCTAACGATAAGACCAGAGATACTGATACCCTGAGCAGGAACTAGTTGAACTGTACCTTCCTGAGGTTGCACATAGACATACTCAAGAGGAATGTCGACCAATGGTGGAAGACCATTGATACCGTTATTGAATGTAAGTTCAAACTTAGTAACATTCAATATAGGAGAGTGATTCAACTTCACATACCCAAAGCTCCAAAAATTCATAGCTCTGCTGTAATCTTGATTCTCAGTGAATGTACAAGGAGTGATATAGATATCAAACTCATGCTCTATCTCTGAGATAGACTGATTGATAAAATTCTGAAGAGCTTCGTCCGACACTGCTTGGCCAGTCAAATAAGATACAAGAGGAATACCGAACAACACTGTTTCCTTTAAGGATTTTGGCGTAGGAATAGGAGCATATCTCGAGGGACTATCCTCTTGATCCACATTCCATGCTGGAAATACAGCGTTTGTAGTTGTCTTAGTAATACCCATTATTCTTGCCCTCCCGGCTTCTTAGGAACATACCTGGCTCTCTGAGCATCAGCATGTCCTAGTCTCTCTTTTATCTCTGGTGCTCTAGTATGAGATCCTAACAGCTCTTTACTTGAGATTGTCTTGACCGCAGGCGCTTTAGTCTTCATATAGCTCTTCTGTGCTCTACGCATCTCAGTGGGGATCTTATCTTGATCTCTAAGTGCAGTCTGCATAAGACCGCGTATCTTGTTGCCAGCATGTGTTGCGAATGATGCTTTGCTGGGGTGATTATGGTCATAATCATTGATAGACTGCATCAAACCATGCATTCCTGCTTCGTGCAGCATGCTCATATCCATGTCGCCTGACTTAGAGTCTAGACCAAGCTTCTTCATAACCTTAGAAGCACTCATGCCAATAAGAGGATGATAATGAGCAAAGAACTGCTCTACGCGAGGGTCTTTTGCAGGAGCTGCTCCCAAAATACGGGCAACATCCTTTCTAGAGGCGTCGTCATAGTTCTGCATATCGTCAATATCGCCAACCTTTTTGGCTTTCTTTTCATAGTCCTGAGCGTATTGCTTGATGAAGTCAGGGTTGCTATGAGCAAAAGAAGCAGCTGGGTCTTGCATAATGCGCCCAGTAGTACCTTCTTCACCTTTAACACCGCCTACGTTCTGCAGAGCAGCCTCAGTAGACATTCCCTCTCCAGAATTAGATCCACCCATGATAATATTGCGAATATCAGCATCTTTAGCTGCTGCGTGCTGTGCACCAGCTAGCTTGCCTTTCTTATCTGCAGCATGATGCTCAGCAAAAGCATTCTTCATATGCTCAGGGTTATTCTTCTTCCAATCACGCTCAAAACCATCATCCATCTCCATCTGTTGCATAGGATCTGCGTTCTTGTAGTCATCAGAGTTTATAAGCTTCTGGTACTCAGCCTTGCGACCGCCGTGAGCTTTCTCACGAGCCTCAATAACTTGACCCTGATGGTGCAATACTGGATTCTTAGAAGGATCAGCATTAAGCTTAACTGTCTCGCGAGCACGTTGTTCCCAAGGACGAGTGTATCCACGCATAGATGTAATCTCTTCAGGAGTTGGTTGTCTGAAGCGACTAGATCTTACTTGTCCTTGCGGTTGTGCTTCTTCCACTTCTTGAGGTTTACCACCTTTGGATTGTGCTTTGGCATAAATGTCCCTAACTGCTTTAGGCATTGCTGCCAGGTCTTTTTCAGAGATTTTTGGCACATCCGCTGACTCTTCACTGCCTGCTTCTGCAGCTTCTGGAGCTGCTTCTTCAGCGCTTTCATCATCTTCGATGTTCTTTCGATGAGCATCCTCATCTTCGCCATCATCATATTCTTCATACTCATCTCCTTGTTTGGGATCGTTTTCTTTAAGCCAATCATCGCCAGCAGACTCCTCGTCGTCTGGGTCAATCTCACTGAACCCTTCTCCAAGCTCATTATCGTCGTCATCTGGATCATTGGTCCAATCGCGAGCCTTATCGAGCATTTCAATGGCTTTAGCTAGAGCTTCTTCATCTCCCAACTCTAATGCCACATCAATAGTTTTAGTCATCTTCTGGTATATAGAGTTCACAACGGCCCAATAGCTATCGCCTTCAGATGCTGAATGAGACTTATCAGCTGCTTCTTTAGCCTTTGACCAACGTTTTTCATCTCCAGGAGTTTTAATGAAGGCTGGCATTACTTATTCCTCGACTTCATATATATAGCACGAATAGCAGGAGGCATCTTAGCTAGATCAGCCTCAGAGATATCTGCAGTTTTGCCAGCGCTAGATGGCGCTTCTTTCTTAGTAGTTTCCTTTTTTGCTCCGATCTTCTCAGGCTTACCATAAGTCTCTGTGTGGTGCTTAACGTGATGTTCCGGTTCTTGCAGGTTGATCCCTTCGTAGGCATGACTTGGTTTTGTCTTCCCGCGGGCTTTAAAGGCTTCTGGGTCTTTAGCGTAGTCTTCTTTAAGTTTTTCTGTCCACTTTTTACTATGGTCCGAATCATGCCATTGCTCCATGTCTTTAGCAAACTTTGAAAGCCTAGGGTCATTCTCATCAATAAAACTACCTTGCTTCACATCAGCCAACGCGTGAACAGGATGAGAATCAAATGGGTGCGGAGTATACTTATCTGAAGACTCTACGTCGCGATCGTGGATATGTGCTTCTTTAGCATCGACCTTAGCAGGGTTACCAAGTTGTGTCTCTTCAAAGGGATATCCACCTTCGTGAGCGGTGGATTTATAATCTGGATGTCCAGGATGAGGAGCCATCTCCAGATATCTGTAATCAGGAACGCCATAAGGATTGTGCCCCTTGGCGTTTAAATCAGCATGCTGTGGATCTGATTCATGAAATGGATTCCGTTTTGTAGACTTCGGACGACGACCAAGACCCTTAGTTCCTTCTTGCAGCTTACCGTTCATGGGATTTCTGTCGAGACGCGTATAGTTAGTTTCCCAACCTTCAGTTGGTACATAGTCTAATGCTAACGACCCACCAGAGTGCGGCGCAGCGCGACCAGCTAAGTGCATAAGAGGAATTATCTTATTAAGATGTTGATCTGCAACCTTCCTGTGGTTTGCAATCTTGCTTGGGTCAGTGCCAGGATCTTGAGCAGCTTTCAAAGCGCTCTTGTAATGAGAGACGTGATGTCCAAGTGCATCGTGCATCATAGACACATCTTTATTCTTCAGTTGATTGGCAAAAGCCATAACAGCAGCGTTTGCACCACGGCCCATAGATGCATTAGGACGAGCCATCTTCTCAAGAGCTTCAATCACTTTATCTATTAAAATGTCATCTTTGGCATACGCTATAAGCGTTTGCAGGGTCGTATTGCCTTCAGCCTTCTTAAGCAAGATCTCCCTGAAACCTTTGAGTTCCATGATATCTCCTTAAGCCTTACGGACGTTATCTCTTGCAGTCTGTACGAAAGCAGTTCCGGCAACAATAACAACTGCTGTTATTGCTCTTGTATCTGCAGGAGTAGGACCAGAAATGCCAGGTTGACCACTTCCCGCATTGAAGATAGCGATTTCACCAGTTATCATTGTCATGGCTAATGTGCCATCAATGGTCACTGTAACAGCACCACCGGCTCTAACTCTAAAGGTCGTATAAGGACGCAATGAAAGCGTACCAGCAGCTCCAGAGAGCTGTTCTTCCCATACCTGGCCAACTTCGGCCTGTCTTACTGCTTCATTTGCTAAATTTGCTGCGCGCATTTATGTCTCCTTGCTATAGGGACATTATACCGCATTTCCCGACTTAAAAATCTCAGGAAGCTCTGCGAAAGATCTCGTAGAGTGACTTTTTAAGTCGACGACTTGGATTAATACCTAGGGGCTCTAGCTCTTTCTCATATTTGGTCACTTCGTCCCAGGCCTCTTGCTCTGAGGTCCAAACTAAGTCCTCATTGGCTTCAATCTCGACAAAACGTCTAAGCTCTTTCATCTCTTTGTCATAGACTACGTAGTAGACCATAACGACTTTATCGACCCAATAGATCTGGCAGGTCTTATAGATACCAAAATTATGCTTATAGCCCAGGAGATCAACGAATGCCTCAATGGCTTTAAGGTTATCTCCAGCTGTAGGAACATTGACTTCGATACGATCATTGTTATTCTTGTCACTGGTCTTACGTTTGATAGTGAGCTCACCCCTGTCATCCGTATAGCGATACCTGATGAAGTTACTATCATTATCAATAAAGTAGTCGTCAAACGAACTGACCAACATCTTTTTGTTGATCTTGTACTTCGTTGTGATAAGCTCCATGAACTTGTTCATGGAGATATCTTTTGCATCGTACTTTGATTCTATCTCTTTGAAGACCATAACTACCTTAGTTTCGTGGCGGGCTAACCTTCAGGGAATCGCGCTTTTCTTTCGAAAAGAGATTTTGCTTATCCCGGATCTCTGCACCACATTGTTTACATTTGTGTTTCTGATACTTACCAGCGCTTGTATAATAGAAGCCGTTCTTAGCAAACGACGTACTTCCACACTTGCACACGTGGTCTGTTTCATCATGATACAGATTGAAGTTAATGCTGTTGTCCCACGGAATAAGGATGTGGTATAGCTCTTCTAGAGCTAAAACGTCATACTTATTGTATTTTTCCATTGCAGCCCAAGCCTTCTGATTGCCTGCTAAACATTCGACCCACATCTCATGGCCGGGAAATTCCTTGTGTTTTAGCTTCTTGTATTTAACACACAGTTTATCGGTCATGTACTCAAGCTTATTGCTTGTAAAACCGAAGTGTTTTGATGCAATAACTTTTGTGTCGATGTGTTTGTAGCTGCTTGGCGGTTGCATCTTGTTTAGAATAAATCTAGCGTTAAGTTTCTTCTGATCGAAGTGCTTGCCATTCTGCGTAATAACAACATCAGCCTCATCTAGGAGTTTCCAGATGCCTTCAAGGAGTTTTGCGTCGTCTGAGATGATCTTTGCTTTGCTCTGATCCTCGTACATGATCTTTGTTGGCGGATCGTCAAGCCATTTTGCACTCCAGCTCAAAACATGCCAATCAGCGACTATCTGGTTGAGAGACACATTGTTCTCCCACAGACTCCAAACGTGTCCTATGATAGGAGCAGTCTCGATGTCAAATATCAGTACCTTTGGACGATTCAGCTTGGGAGGACTCTTGGCTTTGGCTTTCTTAGACATTACGCATCCTTTAGTTCGAGTGCGGCAAGTATCTCTTGGTGCACTTCTTCAATTGACTTGCCATCTACTTCTATTCTACACGCATTAAAGTAAGACGAGTATTCATCCATATTGCTGGAGCACTTCTCCATGAACGTATCACCTTTAGCCTCAATGGCGTCACCTGCAGTATACTCCTGTTTCGAATCCGTAGCTCTTCTAAGATTCTTCTTTGAGTTGCCTCGCAGGTATACTACCTTGTTGTAGATATTCTCTGGACAATAAGGAAAAGCACGGTTGGATAAGTTAGCACCCTGAACAGTAGCCTCTGCCATAGTCTTCAAGAATGAAAATTCATTTCCACATGCATCTCCGTACGAGTAGCTTGACAGTATACCCCTGTCCTGAACTATATAGTCATACTTCTGATGAGCGGGAACAATGAGATGTTCCAAGTGAATGGAGCGGATTGCTTGAGCCAGATACTCTCGAGAAGCAACAGTGAGTTGATCATTGTACTCATTGCTAAGCATGATCTCGCGTAGCTTCATTGTGAGTGGAAGATGTGCTGTTCCGGGTTCTTTTGTCAGCAAGACGCTGTAACCCTTGGAATGTAAGTAATCGTACAACTTCTGAGTTTGTGTGGTCTTTCCAACGCCCTCAGTACCTTCTAGACATATATATTTGGCTTTTCTCATGCTGTAATTATACAAATTACGCAGAAGGCTTTGGAACCTTTAAGGCCTTCACCTTTGGAACGATATGCTGGTAATCAGGGTGATTATCGAGTTCACCACTTAACAATTGTTTATGAGTGTTATGCATGTGCTGATGAGCGTCGACTGGTAGTGCTCCCCAGTGCGCAGGAGCAACGCCATAGTGCATATAATCAGGATTGTAACCGTGCATGTCTTTGGGCAAAAGATTCTTAGGGATCGCGCTGTAGAGCTCGTGGGCACTGTCGGTATCGCCCATGCTGTGCAGCTTGTTTACATGCTCTAAGGCTTCTTTGGTTTGAGATGCAAGTTTGCTCTGTACCATGCGTTTAGCTTTTTCTGGCTTGCCAGCATCAAGAAGCTGTGTTGTTGCCTCTTCAGAGGTAGGGATATTGTAGTAGTCATCTGGCATAGCATTAGGATCTCTTTTGGCTCTTCTAGCGGAGGTCTCTAATTCTTTGAGTGTTGAGTCACTGCCTGGAGTGGCAGGAGCGTCTCTTACTTTCTCTTTAGGTAGTTTTATGCCGGCACGTGCGGCGATCTCTGCGAGCTTCTGATCAGCTGCAGTGGCTGTCTTACTTTTAGCTCCAGCTAGAAGCTTATCTAAGTGAGACATTCTGCTCTGCGCAGATCTCTTCTCTTTTCCCTCATTAGCAAGGCTATTTACCTGCTCTAGGGCCATCTGTCTCTGCTGTGGGGAAAGCTTGGGATTCTTAGCAACTGCTAGATGATCTAGCATCTTTTGGACCTTGCGAGGCGTCACACCTTTAAGCAAGTCTTCGTCTTCTATTAGTCTTTTGACTAAAGCTTCGATAATATCCATATCTCTATTCTACCAGACGTGTAGTACAAATAAAAAAGGCCGCATAAGCAGCCTTTTTAAGAGTCTAATTTTAACTAACGATTACTTGCCAGTGTTTTCGAACAAGCAGTTGAAGCGAGGAGTGTATACGAAGAGAGCTCCGTACAGCACGATCGCGAATTCAAGCGCAGTCGTAACGATAGCAAAGTTGATCTTGCTCAAAGGAGCTAATTGCTTGAAGCGCATATTTTCAGCACTCATGTCAAGCAAGAAGGCCTCACCAAGACCAGGCTGCATTGCGCCAGCCAATGTGTAGGTAGTAGCACCTGCATTTGCGAAGTTACCGCAGAACTTCTCAGTTCCAACAGCGCCGCCTGGAGCAGAAATGTACGCTTTAATGTACTTAACGCCAGAAGGGATGCCAGAAGCGGACAGAACAAGGTTCTGACCAAGAGTAAGAGTAGGAGCGGAAACAACTTGGAATGGGCTAGATTCACCAGCGTCGTTCACCAAGGTTACCTTGATGTTGTACACGCCAGCTGCAAGAGCTGAACCAGAACCTGAACCAGCAGCAGTGACTGCGAAGCCACCAAGCTGAGGAGCAAGAGTTCCAGTTGCCTGCGGACGCGCTTGTGAGCGAGGACGCAAGAACAAGTTCGGCTTCAAGTCGATAACGCCGGCAGTTGTTGTGACTTTCGACACATCATAACCAACGGTTTGGTTAGCGAGACCAGGAGCAGAACGGAATTGTGGATAGAACTGCTTCACGAAAGCAGATAGAGCAGCCGGTTCAATGTGAAGCGAGCTTGGAGCACCGAAGTTTTCCAACGCGATCACGGCCAACTGTTCGATATCGTCTTGGGCGATTACAGCACCTGCGAGGTTAGTGATGATCGAGCGAACATCTCCATATCCTGCAAAGTCACCAGATTGTTGAAGAACATCTGTGTCACCTTTTTTAAGTTGCTTCAAAACGCCAGCCATTGCGATCGAGTTAGTGTTGATGTTTGAATCAGCACCATCGTTTGCGCCAGAGCTACGATTTAGGAAGTGAGAGTTACCCCAGTAGAGTTCACGCTCAACGTTCTTCAAAAGATGCATCGTTCCTTCTTTTGCTTGTTGAGCGACAACGTCACCAACAGTCACACGGACGAGCGTCATTTGGTGCGAAACCTTACGACGTGTACCGAAGAACACGATCTTTTGCCCGTCACGTACGTAGGTCGAATCTTCCTCAATAGGAGCTCCACCTTCGCCGATGTACGGAGCAGAATCAGAACCATAACTGATCAAACGATTGTACTGTTCGAACAAGTTATAAGCCTTATCGACGGCAATTGCCGGCCAAAGCTTCATATTCTTCATATCAAAAGTCACACTCTTTAGAGTAGCTTCCAATGATTCTGCTTGAATTACGCCACCGTATACGAGGTCGGTAGGCTTACCTGAACCACCGTAACCAGCGGTGATAGCCTTATTCAAGGCTTCAAGGTCGGCTGCGGACACTAGGCCCTGGTCCATTCCCTGTAGAATTTGGTTAACTGCGTCGTTCTGCATTTTCGTGCTCTCCTTTGATTACGAAATTTTATACTTTCTAACTATCGACTCTAAGTCTGTGCCCATTTCAGCTTTGGCCACATCCATCGAATCAACATATGTTCCTGATTTCTTCAATTCGAACAATTTATCTGCAATTTGTGCTTTGCTTAGTGCTTCGCCAGTCTCAGCATCTGATTTAAACAGAGGTTGAACACGTGCAGTAGCGCCGCGCGAAGCGACAGGCTGTTCAGATAACTTATTCACTAAGTCGAGGATTGTGCTCAGCTTGGCTTCTAGCGGCTGAATCTTTTCTTCGACATACGATTTCATCAAGGACTCATGCTCATCAGCCGATTTTTTCATCTCAGCTTTGTGCATGTCTAAGAGTTTCTTAGCCATGTCCTTTTCTTTCTTTTCATGATCAGGATCATCCTTGTGGGGTTCCTTATCATCTTTCTTATCGTCTTTCTTATCCTCAGCTTTGTCCATCTTGTGATGTCCGCCGTTGGGATCAGCTTCACGATTAGCAGCTTTCTCTACGTCGCCTTTATCCATCTTGTGGTGACCACCATTAGGGTCAGCTTCGCGATTAGCAGCTTTTTCAACTTCTTTCTTATCTTTGTCATCTTCATCTTCGTCTTTGTCGTCTTCTGCTTTCTTAGCATGAAGATCGCCATCAGACGGTTTGCCAGCGATACCTTCGCCAGGGCCTTCGATCTTAATTTCCGAAGCCGAAAAACGTGACTTGCGAAGCTCTTCCAGTTCAGAAAGAGTTTCGTCGATCAGGTCATTGAGGCTTTTTGTAAGTTCTTTATCCATATTGCGCTCCTCAGCTGTGACCGATTACTGACCCATACCAAGAAGGTTAACATCACCGCGAATTTTTGCCAAAACAGTAACGCCATCATCATGCATCAAATTGATGTCATTAGCGTAACCAGCCATCATAGCAAACAATTGAGCAGCAACAGCGCTGTCAATCAAGGTTCCGATAGTAGTTCCAGTTGCGCCTTGAAGTGCAAGTTGTCCAGGATTGCCGGGGCCAATTCCAAGAAACGGAGAGATGGTGTCATCAACACCGCCAACTTGTGGGGGCGAGAAAACAGGTTGAACATAGCTAACGGTTAAGTTATTTGATCCATTGCTGATCACGAGAGCGCTCTGTGATTGAGAGACTACAACTAGTCCCAGCATTTGCGCATCACGCGCCATTTTGAATAATATTGCAGGTCCTACTTTAGACATTTCGTCTTCTCCTTATGTCAATTGAGCCTGATAGACTCAGTTAATATTTACTATACCATGGCCCCAGAGTTAAACTACTTGAGCCGTACTTACTTCTTACCTTCAGAACCGAACACAGAACGATACAACTTATCAAGGCTCCAAGGGTTGTTACACTCTCGGCACTTTACTTGATGTTTGGCATAGATTTGCTCTTTGCCGCACTTGTCACACGTTATGTACTTAAAGCCCATTATACCGCTTCCAAAAGACTCTGTTTGCAATACTGCGCCTTGTACTCGACTAGTTGGTGCTCCAGCACCACCATATCCAGCAGTAAGGGCTTTCTTAACCTGCTGGTTTGACTTAGCTTTATGGGCATTATAATACTGCATGATTTCTTTAACGTATGGATGCTCTTTTATTGCTCCATCACCACCAGATTTCACTTTATTCCAGCTTCCCTTGAGACCATTCAACCAGGAATAGGCCAATTGCTCAGGACTTTTGGTCTTAGACTTGTTCCTATTATATAGAGCTACAGCGAAGTCAGCCGCAGCCTGAGGATCTTGATTTAGTGTGTCAGTGAATAACTTATGATTCTTCTTCATATCCTTAGATGCTTCGACAAGCTTAGGATACTTCTTAGCCAACTCAGAATCATTCTTTAGAACGTACTGGGCCGAATTTGGCATCATACCGAACATTCCGCCAGCAGTCTGTCCTGCATGTTGAGATCCCTTAGATGCAATCGTACGATGCTGGTAGTTCTTTGCACCACCAGACTCTTTCAAGCCTATAGCACCGAGCATTGGATTCTTCGCTGCGATCTGATTGTAGATGTCCTGGTGATTCTTAGGCATGTTGCCTAGATCAATTGCTTGAGCTTCTTGTACTGGAGGTTTAGCAGTTGGCTTTGGTGCTTGTGCCGTTTGTGGTACAGCCATTGCACCAACCATTGCAGCTCCAGCAGCAGCATTCTTCCAATTCTTTGCTAGCTCTTCATCTTTCAGTTGAGTAACTAGAGCATTAATTCTCTCTACATTGTCGTGTATCTTATGTTCTAGCGCGTGATCTATGATCTCTTCGCGAGAGGGCATGATGATCTCAACTTCCAAACCATGACGATTCAGTAGTTCAGCTATCTTGTTTAGATTCTCTTGAATCTTACCGGCTGACGCATCGCGAGTGATATGTCTGAATGAGGGGACGTTGGTCTGTGCCAAGTGTAAAACGGATTTAATGAGTGCCATATCGGCAGCTTCGTCTATCTGAGATTTATCTAAGCTAATAGGCTCTACAAGCGTATTGTTATTAGCAGGAGTGAATGTCAAGGCAACTGAGTGAATTTTTGTTCTTGCTAACAGAGAAGGATCTGAAATCCCACGAGAAACTACACCACCCTCAACTGAAGCTTTGAGCTGCAATGGGCAATCTGTCTTGTGAATGTTTCTTAAGATAGCCGCTGCGGCCTTAGCATTGGGATGATCTTCGTCATCATATAGCTGACCAGCAACATAGATAAAAGGAGCTTTTACCTTATCCCAGTAGTATGTTTGACGATCGTTCTCACAATCCTCGGACTTAAAGATCTTCTTAGCAAACGTAACTCTACCTATAGAATTGAAGAAGCCCTTGCCGTGATTGTCATTGAAACGCCCCTTGCCGGAAGCAAGGTCGGATATGTCTGCCCCCTCAACGGAGAGCATCTCGCCTTGGGTATCTCTGAGTTGAGACCCGGCGATCATGTCAATCTCTAGTGGTTTCTTTGCCATACTAGAGATTATACTACGGTTCTAAGTCAGATCTCATCCTCGTCGCTATAACCTATGAAGTAGCCACGGCCATCGTCTTCGTCGTGCCAACTGAGCTGCTTTATGCCACCTAACTTATAGACAAACTCAATGAGATTGCCTCTTCTGAAGTCATTTGGAGTCTGACCATCCCAGACCTTATGGTTATACATGATGTTCTTATGTAGTGGACGGTAGAAACAGTGAATAAAGGCTATAGATAGATAGGGAACATGCATGGTCCAGAACCAAAAGAAACTATTAAACTTGTTGTGCTTATGTTCTGCTCTACCGAATAAAGCTGTCCATTGGATCTCGTCCTCAAATTTAACGATGGACTTTATAATCATCCGAACCGTCTTTAACAACGGGTTCATCTTTTGAGGACATGTTTGAGAATGCTGCATCTTCCCTCATTCTACCAAGGGCTGTTTTCTCTATCTTTTTCACAGTCTCAGTAGAGACATTAAGAAGAGAAGCAATCTCCATGTCAGAGGGGGCTTTATCGCCGGTATATTCAAGAATGTACTTGAAGAAGCAATAGTTAGCAAGCTGATGGTCAACAGCCCAGGGACATCCAGGAAGTTTAGCTTCCTCTTCTTCCGAGAGTTCTTGACCTGCATTTCTTATGGCTTTTAAACGCATCACAGCCAGAGGGCACCAAGTGTCCGGGACTTCTTCTAATTGTCGCGGACACCTGTTGTCCATTTTGGACTGTGGCTTAGTCATTACTGAAGCTGAGTCTCAGGTGCTGGTACAGGCGTTGGCGGAAATGGCGGAAGAACTGGAGGAACAACATCTACGGGACGATCTTCGGGTTTGGGATTGCGAACGCCAAGGAGTTGAACTGTATGATCTACACCGTTCAGTGCCACTGTGACTTTATCACCTACAGTTTTGCCAGCGAGCTCTGTAATGAGCGCAGGCACGCCGCAAGAACTGAGTTCGATACGTGACCGGAAGATTCCCTTCCCATCTGGAGCTTCAGAAGAAAGAATAACAGTGCTGTCTGGGGACACGGTTTCTGCCACGGTAAAACCTTCTTTGGTGTCTTCATTGTCCGAAGCTTCATTAAAATCTTTGACACGTAATTCATCAGCCACCTTACTTAGGTCGTCAATGTTAAGGTTAGATACCTTCTGAACTGCCAAAAGCTTATATTGAAGCTCATTGATCAAGCCAAGGGCACGACCAAGATCCTCAGACATTGACTTATTGTTGTTCATGATCTGTTGAGTCATCATCTGAGAGATGCGACCTGCCATCTGTAAGTTGGCTAATTCTGTTTTTAGACTGCGAAGCTGTTCTTTCTTCGATGTCTCTGCTGGTTGTCTAAAACCCTTCATCCTAATTCTCCTTTTCCGTTACTCTTTTATACATTGCCTTAAAAAATGCTATCTCATCGGCAGATAATAATGGTTTATCTTCAGTATTGCCGAAGATGGCAGCAAGTTTACCGTTTAAATACGTTCTAACGTCAATCTCAAGCTCATCATACAGCGTTCCACCCTTCTTGAGGATACGCTTTTCTAAAATATCGTTTATGGCGTTAGCTTTTTCAAGGAGTTGACGTTGATCCACTGGTTTACTATTTTTTCCTGCAACGGACTTAGTTTGACTAACAGTCTCATTAGATGCAGCAGGCGATAATGGTTCTTGTTTGGCCAATGTAGATTCATCTATTCCAAACTCCTTACAAAAAGCAGGCAAAGTAACACTCTCAAAGCCGTATTGTTGCCCCATAGTAGCATATATCGATCGTGCACGAGCAAACTGAGCCTTAGTTAGTGGTTCTTTGTTGTCTACACAACGCTGCCAATGAGCTTCAGCATTAGGATCATGCATCAGAATCCGCTTAACGCCAATAGACTCTTCGATCTCACGTAGTATTTCATAATCGTCATCACCAAGAAGAGGTTTGCGTCCGTAGACCTGCGGCCAAACCAACTCACCATAGTGAGTTCTGTCTATGACTAAGTCACGACTGGCGCCACGTTGAAGTAGATCGACCATAGCATCTAAGTATGTATTACCAGCATGAAACTCTTTTCCAGGAGCTTTAAGGTGGACAACCTCGTATCCTTTGCTCTCAAAGAACTCAGCAACGGTAGTTTTACCGGTTCTATCTAGTCCCTCAAGTAATACTAAAGCCATTTTATTCCCTCTCGATGAGGGAATTATACTAGATTATTATTCTTGGTTATCTAATTTGTTCAACGGATTGGCAACAACTTGCCCGCCAATATTAGATGCCTTAGAGGCGCCGAACTGCTTAGCAGAGTCCTTAAGTGGATTATGTCCAGCATGAACTGCGTTAGCTGCAGCTTCAGCATGAAGTTTCTCCATCTCCATCTTATGCTTCTCACCGTCACGACCGTGAGCTTCTTCTGCGTGATGATTCTCAAGCTTCTGTTGTTCAACTTCATGTTGTTGAGCTTGAGCTTCCTGAGAGGCCTGGTCTTGCATCTGTTCGCGCTGAACCTTAGCATTATCGATAGCGAGCAGGTTCTGCTGCCATTGCATAAACGCAGGATCAGCAGGGAAGTACTGCAACTCACGACGCTTAGAAGCGCCCTTATCTCCAAAAAAGAGCTCACGAATCTCACCTTTGGTGTAGTTCTTTTCAACGATCATCCAGAACGCCTGGTTCATGGGTAGATCAGCACCAGGACTGTTTATCTTGGTCTTCTGTGCTTGTGTCAGTAGATCGTTCATTGTCTTATAAACGGTCATCTCAGCCTGCATCTGCGCTATCTCGGTCTGAGGGGTATCGTCTGTATAGCCCGTGAACTTGAACTTATACTTTTGAGCTAAATTCTTATCGATAGCAGGAATGATCTCACCATTGATAAGGTCCTCAAAGTACAAAAGCATAGGTTGAAAACCACGCTCACGAGAATAGGCAATCTTATATTCATTGTTGGCCTGTTGCATAGGCGAACGTCCAGTTGCACTTACGAGATAGTCTAAACCAATCTCAACAGGGTCAATCTGGAACTGAGCGCATAGAATACGCATAAGGTGGTTGTTAAAGTTAATGTACTCCATCTCTTTAGCAGATGCAGACATTGGTACCCACTGAACTTCATCAAGACCAGCAACAATTGGCGTTCTCCATGCGTGCTGAGCACCAGAAATAGAGTTATAGAACTGACGACGGAAGTTCGACAATTGGCTCTGAGTTACTGTACCCTTAAGGTGAAGTACGCCACGAGCAGCATAACCTTGAGTAAAGAAGTTTGAGTTGTAGTTCTCAACATTCAAGTGATTTGTAATATTAATGATCGCCATCTCCAGGGGAGAGTAGCAATAACCATTAGAATCAGCAAAGTTCTGAGGGTTAAAGAGTCTAAAGATCATATCCTCATCGCCGAAGTTAGCAATAGGACGGTTATCGTACGAGACCTGAACAAACTTGTAATAGTCGATCGGTACATCAGTAACAGTCTGATCTTGGCGAGGGTCGTTATCAGACTTAGGAACGCCATAAACCTTAGCTGCTGAGGCTGCTTCGGATTCGATCTGTTTCTTGGGAACCATACGGTTCACGCGATATACAGATTCAGCAGGAAGTAGTCTGAAGCGGTGTAAGCCGCCACCACGAGTTTTAACTTTTTCAATAGCAACGTGGCCAAATGTAAGAGCGTCTCGACCCGCGAGTTTTAAAAATTCCCCAAACAGCATGCGGTCATCATGAGGTGTATTCTCTTTACGACCACAGTTATACATGAAGTCCTCTAAGGCAGCAATCTCCTTGCGGTCTTCATCTGTATATGCTTCCATCTCATTGCGCTTAGAAATACAAAAGCCTTCTTTATGTCTATCAAAGTTAGGTCTTGAGTACTTAAGTAGAGTATCAACGCGGCACTGGATGATAGAGGATATCAACCAGTCCCTCATCGAGACTTCTTTCAATGTGCGATTTGTAAGCCGAGACATTCTCAGCTTGTAGTGATACTGCTGACCAAAGTTATCAAAATAAGGATCATCAACGATGGCCTTGCGACCGATCTGATCCTTGGGGTCTATGCCTGTCTCAGGCTGATCTGGCAGAGAATCTGCAGAGTATTGACCTCTTATAGGGTTCTGTGAGGGCTGTTGGGCTGGACTCTGAGGACTGTCAGTGATATCACTATCAATGCCATCGGCCTTCAGAAGCTCTGAGATATCGCCCTGTAATCTACCCTTAATCCAATCATTCCATGCCATACGCTGATTATACCACCTAAGTTACTAGAAGGACCACAAGAAACCACCCTGGCTTCCGTTGCCTTCATCATCACTTTCTTCATCTAGTTTGTCTTTTGTACCGATCTTACCCAGTTTCGAAGTGTCCTGTTCATTATGGTTGATTCTTAAACCATTAATGTCAGCAAACTCTTCGGCTGTCGGTGTTCTGCTGTAATTTCCACGATTGTCAACTATATCAGCACTAGAACTTATATCTAGACCGCCGCCTAGAATGATTGCAGCCTTGCCAAACAACAACGTCATTGGATATCTAAGAGCATCCAGCCAGTGATCGTGGGCATCCTCAGGATCATCCGTCACAAGACCAGCAGCATCCATCTTATAGTGATATAAGGTGAATTCGTTGACTATATGTTGAGTGGTCTCTTTAGCTAGAAACATCTTAGGTTCATTAGTACCAGGGATCTTCAAGAACTTCTTGATTACCTGGATGCCAGTCATGATGTCGCCTTTATCTTTGACATTAGCTACGGGCAATCCTGCCTTCTGCATCTCTAACACAGCACCTTGTGCAGCTTGGTCAGGAGCATAGAGTTGGCATCTATATAAGGAGTGATACTTGGTCTTAAGGTGCTCAATCCACATAGACTCACTGACATTAGTCATACCAGCACATCTAACTATATAGATATTGTCTCGCTTGTCCACAAAGAAGTATACAACAGTATTGGGAGATGTGAATCCCCAATCGATGCCACCGTAGCAAGGAAGTTTAAGCTCATGGCACTTCTTAACGAACATATCATGAGTGCATTCACCTGGGAACTCCATGCCTGTTAGCATGAACCACATCTCGTTCCATTCTTTAACATGTAGGCGTTCCTCGAACTCCCTGAAGATGATCCCCTCAACTGAGGGTTTTAGGTTCATAAGTTGTGCAAGAGCCCAGTCAGCACCCTCAGCCTTGACCTTCTGAATCATGTCCACGTCAAGGTTCTTTAACATAGGAGATGTAGAGGTCTGCTTCTTGGCATCAGTAAGGCATATAGAGAATATAGGGCACTTAGCGCATCCTGTGTATCCCTCGTACTGAACGTACTCTTTCTGTTTATTTCGTTCCTTTTGATTGAACTCGACTTCAGTTAAAGTTTCCATGCGGTCTTGGTTTACCCACAGAGGAATCTTCGCAGTACCAGAGCGCTCGTCTGAGCAACGCTCCATGAACTCAAATGCAGTCCAACGGCGAACCGTTCTGCCTTCAACCTCAGCATTCTCAATCTGTCTGTTCATTAGACCATATCGAGTCTTTCGTGTAGAAATACCTACGCGAAGAGCCTTCTTGCCTGGACGAGAATCTAGCATTCCAGATATCTCTTTAAAAGCTTTCAAGCCCTCACCGCTGACTGTATCGATCTCATCGACAACAACTAGAGGAACGTGCGGTCCGTTACAGGCCTTAAGCGTGCAAGGAATAACCTCAAGTGTTAGTTTCTCTCCGCTCACATTGAACAGAGACTTAGACATGTTGGCTTTCTCAAGAATCCGTTGTTCCTCTGGAATATCAGAGGGCATGACCAGTGGTTTCAGCTTTCGATTGTATAGAAAATTCTTCTGATACGCGTAGCAACGATCAGCTTGGTTCTGAATGGCTCCAACATGAACGACTTCTCGTTGGTCATGCAATAGAATCATTAGTTCTGCAATGGCCATACCGAGAGTCTTTCCAGAGCCTCGACCAGCAACAAACAGTAAATCCTTGATGTCCTGTGGATTGTGCTTCAGCACGCAGATATCGTAAACTTCCCAAATAACGTCAAGAGGATTAGTATCTGAGTAACGAGATACCGTTACGTCTGGCAAATGCATATTAAGAAAGTACTTAATCCACTTCTTAAGCTCATTGCGGTTCTTACATGGTGTTAAAAGTAACTTTCTCTCCTGTTCGAGAGTAAGTTTTTGTTTTGGCTTAGCCATTAAACATCTTTCTTAATGGGCTCAATGTCCATAACATTATCTATAGTGATTTCTTCTTCTTCACGCTCTTCTATCTGCTTTTTACCAGGAGTTAAGGCGTCGAACATTGGGGATCTAGGCTTCTCCTTGCTTCCGCTGGGAGTTGCACCGGCAACGATCTTATAAAGGGTCTCTGCAACATCTTTGTATTCTTTAATGGTCTCGATGCGCATTAGAGGCTTGGGATTGTTCATGGGATCGTTTACATATCTAATCATGGATTCTAGATGTTCTGCATTAGTAACAGCCATCATAGACGTAAGGAAGTCAACCTGCTCAAGAACAGACTTAACAACCTTAGCACGGACCCTATCTTGAAGGGTGTGCATCATCTTTTCACGGTCCTTGGCCCATCCACGTAGTGAACAGGTTAGTGCTATCTGCCCAGGGGTATATTGTGGAAACTGTTGGCCTATGCGAGATAGAGAATCGCCTAAAAGGTACATCTCAAACAGCTTTGCTGCATCAAGATCCTTTAGCGCCCCAGCTGTCTTGTTCTTTCTAAGCCACTTAGTGGCTAGTTTGATCTCGTCTTCGCTAAGACCGTACTTCTCATCATCTGTCAGATTCTTCTTTAAAGCCATAGTGTACTTCCCATGCTTTATTATACCTTATGGCAGCAATAGCTTGCCTAATACGCACCTGACTGATACCTTTATATTGGGAAATTTTCTCTACTGTGAGTCCAAGCATGAGGACTATAATCAGACTTCTTTCAAAGTCTGTGAAGTCCTCTAAGAAATCTTGAAATTCTGCATTGGGTGGGTTCTTTAGAAGTTCCCATAGTGATCGTCTAACAACTGCATCGTCTTCGAACGTAACAGCCATCTTCTCTAGATGGCTAGCAAAGGACTCAACGGGATTCCCGTCAAGGTAGTAAACCCACAGCTCTTGCCGCAAATCATCATCATTAGTCAGGCAATTGATTAGGTGGCTGACTTCCGCCGTGGTTTTCACCTTGTGCTCCGAGTTCCTCTAAGTAGGTATCGAAGTCTTTAATAGTAACTTCTGTTGACCATTTTGGTCCGCAGTAGTCCCTTACGAACTTATTCAACATATTGCGAAAATCCAAAGTTCCTTCCTTTTTAAGGAAACGTTTAAATTGCCACATGCCGAATAGGCTTGTAGACTTGGAGAGCCGGTGATACTTATCGACCTTATTAAGGGTCTTCTTGTCAAAGTAAAGCAGATATTTGATTATTCGATCATCAGGAACGATATCAACTTCAACTGCTTGTACATCCTTATGGACGATAGAACCACAGAAAAACAACTGATTCTTAACGTCGTCAGAAATAAGGCCGTTATTCAACAACCATCTCTGCTGATCTACGTATTCAGCTAATTCTCTGTTATCCATCTAATCTCCTAGGTGCTCTCCACCTTACATTTATTATACCAGGCGAAGAACGTCAATTACTTGGTTGCTCTTAGTATCTCTAATGCTTTCTCTGTCAGAAGTGTCTTGTCGAGTGATCCAGAGTATATCTTAGCGACATACTGTGTTATAATGTCTCCAACCTTAAGAGATTCAATGCGAATCAGTCTCTTCTCTCGATCTGTGAATGATGTCTTTATCTTGACATCGATGCCTTCTATCGTCTTTTTATACTCAGCAGAATTAAGATATCCAGTAATTTCTGCCTTAGGACCAATCATTTCTAAGCGCCAGTGATCCCGTGAATTTGCAAGATTATTAGAAATGTACTCATGCATATCTGTAGTTGTAAACCCAGCTTCAATAGTGAACTTATCTCCACGCCATTTAGGAAGTGAACATTCGTAAAATGTTTCTTTGTATGTCTCTGTATCTAGGACAGTAATGCCTTTAACCTGGTTGATATCAGAAGCACTTTGCGCAAATGGTGAGCCGACATATAGCACGCTTGGTCCTCCGCTTGTGCCGCTATCAAGTTTTTGTCGTTTATGTATATGACCCGAGATGATGAGCTCGGCATTGTGAATGCTCTCTTGGCAAACGCCATCCTTCGTGGTGATATCGCCATAATCAGCTCCTTTAAAGGTCTGGTGAGAAACGCATATGGGAAGACTCTTCGTGGGAAAATCTGCAGGATTAGGTTTATGCGGGACTAGTGTCATTCCCATCCAATCCATCTCCTCATCGACTATATAGAAACCAGGTACTTTACCCTTCATATGCTTGAGCGCATGATACTTATCAGATTTAGGTTTATAGAAGTCATGATTACCAAGGAGATAAGCATACGGTATGTCTAGACTACGAACATAGTCTACATGAGAGATAGCCTCAGTCATAATCTCTGAGCGCAATACTGCATGTGTATCGAACATATCACCAAGATTGATGACCGCGTCTGGTCTAACCTCGGTTATTAGTTGGTTTATCCACTGCAGGAACTTCAGTGCTGTCTGAAAATTCGTTATCTTCAGGTGTGGATCCCCAATAAACATTATCTTTGCCATCGAATACTATTTCCTCGAATGCCTTATCTATCTTAGCCTTTTCTACCAAATTGTAATCGTCCTCTGTACCTATGAGGCAGAAGTTATGTAGACTTGGAACTGGAATGACATCTAATGGACCAGCACAGGTATTAATCTTCATTATGTGCATACCGGCCTTGTAACCAGATGATCCATAACTATGAGCCATCTGCTTAAGAAGATCTGCATATAGATCATTACTTAAATAAACCTTATCTGGACACTGGAAATTTTCAGAGCATATTGAGGCGCGCTGCTCTATCTCATTTAAAGAGATCTCTTCGCACCAAGGATTTAGCGGCCAGTTCGATTGCTCGCCATACCCAGCAAAACTATTTGACATACTGAAATGTATACCCGCCACAGCGAGATCTTTCACCTCTACAAACAGAGGCAATATTAGAGTAATTTAGTTTTAAGGTTTGTGCAGCTTCGTGTGTACTATTAAAAACTTTACCAGTGTCTATACAAAGAACAGCTTTACGATTATTAGAAGGGAACTTAGATTTTCGTTTACGCGCAAAATTATTACCTATTAAAGACTTTGAGATATTGCTCTTTCTACTATTAGAAAACTTTTTACCTTTATTGTGGTTTGCAATTTTTCTTTTAGACTCCTCTGTGTGTCTAAAACCAATCCCACCAAGTCCACCACTTTTTAAGTTTATTAACTTAATCCCCTTAGAAATTAAATTATCAATCAAAGCTGATTCACCAATATAAGCTGATTGTTCATTATTAAAATACTGAACAATTTCATAATAAAAACCATGTTTATTAACTACATTATGCCACCACTTGCTGCGACTATTTTTTGAATTAACCCGCTTTCCGGTGCCTTTACCTACGTAAAAAATAGATTTATCATCTAATTTTCTGTGCACATAGATATAATATTTCACTTCGGTCTAACCCCAGATGCTAACACTATCTCGCATATGTGGTCTAAACGTTCACAGTGCTCGTATGCTTCCCATACATTTCCACCAACAGCACAGACGCCGTGGTTAGCTTGACCTACAATGTCATATGCCAATATACCGCAGTCTTTGGGGTTAGATGAGACGTTTTGCTTCAGTAGCGCATATGCCGTTGCGTCTGCAAGTTCTTTTGATGTAGCTGGAAGGATAGGCACATTTGGGGCTACTCTAGTATATCTAGAGATCTCAGGGAACTCCGCTGCAATCTTGTCTAGTTCGAGACCAGCATATATAGCAGCAATAACGTGAGTAGGATGCACGTGGAGTACAGCTCTTGTTTCATTATGAAATCGCTGTAAAAAGTAGTGCATGTAAATTTCGCCAGAAGGTTTTTGCCCTTCTGGGATAATAAGTTCACCATTTGACATCCTCATCTTGATGATCGACTCGACCTCAATTTTATTCTTTCTAACTCCACTAGGGGTTACATAGATGTATGAACTATCCTCACGGCGAAGGCTGACATTACCATCTCTTGTGGTAATCCAGCCATTATCGTAGCACTTTCGCATTACGTCGCCGATAGAGGTAAGCATTACAGCTCCACGTTCAGATCGTGCTCATCTGCAAGGGTATCAATAACCATTCCATCAGCATCCAGCTCAACCTGTTCATCCTGGTGCTTGTAGCATGCCTCCATGATCTCATCTTGAAGCTTCTTAGAGCCTTTAACAAAGGTCCTCATATTGTCTTCACCACGAATTGGCTCGCAGCTGGCAAACTGCCACATCTGATTGTTTTCTTTACCTGTAGCAGCACTGACAGGATGAAAGATAATGCCAAGGGACTTAGCTAAGTCAAAGATTTCATTGGATGTATCCACTACACCATGGTTATAATCAAAGGTAAACTGAGCCACACGAGCCGGGATACCAAGGCGATTCTTTTTGACCTTGATTCGGACTTTGTGTCCTTTTTGTGCCGCTCCACCTGCAATCGTCTCTCCACTTTCAATCACTCCTGCCTTTGTATCTAACTTAATCATCTCTAACATCAAATCCCCATAGTGCTTCAGGGCTTGACCATCAGGAAGAACATATGGGTTCCGCATGGCCTTCATTGGGTCAATCTGAATACTTACCTGTTGGATCAAGAAGGTAAGAAGCTTGAACTCTGCAATAACTGGAATAACAAGCTTAAAGGCCGAAGGGAGATAGTTAGCTCCTGTTCCACCCATAATCATGTCTGTGGTCTGTTTCTTCATGTCCTTAGGGAAACGAATGGACCTTACAGAATCTAAGACTATAGCCTTAACAGGTGCGCCATTCTGTAACATCTCTAATAGTTCTATGCCAACATAATCAAAGATCTTCAAAGGATCATTAGACTGGCGAACGACAAGTCTATCTAGATCACCACCAAGCTTCTCAAAGAAGCTAGGGTTGAACGAGAACTCAGCATCAAACCAGATAGCAATAGCTTCCTTGTCTCTGCGCTGTAGCTCAATGATGGCCATCATAGCTAGCATTGACTTACCACAGGACTCTGGTCCATAGACAATATTCATCTTGCCAGGAATAAAGCCACGTTTTGTGACTGCCCAGTTTAGACTAGGACTCCATGCTGGAATGGGTGCTGGCTCATCTCTCTTCAACTGAGAGGCCAGTATTCCAAACTCTGATGTTAGCTGCGTCATCCATTTAGACATATTATAATTTCCTATCAGTTACTAAGATTTCTTCATCTTTGAAGGCTTGTTTAGGAATACCATCCACAACCTGTAAGTACTTATATCCATCTTCATTGGGACAGGGGTTAGTAAAGTAGATGTTATCGAATGGACCTAGTAACTTAATATGATCTGCATCTTTAACTACCTCATAGAAGTATTTACCTTCGTATAGCGCTTTTGCTTCTTCTTTTGACATAATTACCTCACGTTATTGTATTTTACTAAATTATCTTTAGCCCACAATGGCTGAAGATTAGTATAGTGACATGCTTTTTGAAATTCTTCTTTAATGGTTAAATCAAACTTAGAAAGTGGAACAATATGATCTACATGCCAACCATCGACACTATGATTTTCCCATGTCATACCCAGTTGAAATTTAGACTCAAGATGTTGTTTAAGCATATCGATGGAACAACCTAAGTCATTAACTGCAGATCCAACCTTAATCCTTTCTTTAAGGATATCGTTGATTCGAACCCTAAGTGTATGGGCAAGTTTATTAGAAGGATTAGAAAGATAATCCCTACAATAATTAGTAGTCTTTCTCCAGGTTCTTTGCTTTTCTAATCTTTCCTGTAATCTGGGTTTTTTATATGCTTTACCATAGGTTAAAGCACAAGACATACACCAAGTGCTGTGACCATCCTTATAGGCTTTACGCTTATAAAATTGATCTATATCTTTTGATAAAAGACACTTAGTGCACGTTTTCACTACATACCCTCAAAAGACGTTAAGTGCTGATCACCGTACAAAATCTTTTTAAGGTCATCATGCGCTTGGCGCAAGATAGACAGTTTATTCTTCATCAGATGGGTCAATGCTTCGGTCTTTGCCTTATTCTCTAAAGCAATCTGTACGTCAGGATCTAAGTCCACATACATCTTACGAGCCTCCGCTGTATCTTTTACTTTATGGGCTGCTAGGTAATCAGCAGCTCTATCTAGATAGGCAACTGATTTAGCATAGTCAACTTTTGCTTTTGCACGGAGATCAGCGTGTATCGCCTTAGATACTAGCTGCCCTGCGACATCTTGCCCTTCGATAAAGTCTCTTAAGTAAACTGCCCCCATCACCTTGTTGACGGAGGCAATTTCCTTTACTTTACCGAGGTATACAGCAAGTTTCGCAACATCCGCATTTTGCGGGTCACTCATCACTTGCTCCTCTTACGAGTTTAAGATTGCGTCTGCTTCGTCCATAAAATCATCGGTAACAGTAGCAGTTCCTGTTGCGCGAGGTTTGCTATTAACGGGTGGAGCGTCGTCATCAGCATCATCAAAGCGTGTAGTAATAGGCTTAGTAGCCTTCTTCGACACCGCTTCGGGTTCAACCGAGGGCTTGGTCAACTCTGATTTCAGAGCCTCATGAAACTGTTCATCAGCTAGATCAGCCTCAGGGCATAGCTCGATAAGAGCTTCCATGTTGGCGTTCAAGACTTCTTGAAGTTCTTCATAGGTCTTAATCTGATAGATCGCGCTAAGATCATAGGCTAGATTGTCGTAGTTCTCTACAA